CAGCAGGCCCTGGCCCTGGTCGTGCCTGACGGGGTTGGAGGCCCCGAGGGCAAGGCGGGGAGGCGCATCACGGATCCGGTTGAGATCCTGCAGGTGGCGGAGCAGTTGGATTTGTTTGGTGCCTGTCACGACCCCCACGCAAGCGGGAAAACTGGGCCAGAAGGACTAGGCACCGGTGCAGCAGCAGCAGATCAGCCACCCGAGCAATAAGGGCGATCTGCCGTCGTTCCAGCACCCGAAGCTGCGGGAGGTGATGCGCGACCTCGATCTGGTCGCTGACTGCTGGGATCTGCTGCGAGGTGATGCAAAGAAGCGCCACCTGCCAAAGGAGGCCGGTGAACCCCGGCAGGCCTATGAGGCGCGGGTGGGGCGCAGCAGCTATCCGAGCTTTTTCAAGGATGGCGTGAGCGCCTTCGCGGGGGTGCTGAGCCGTTACCAGCTGCGAGGGGTGCAGCAGGGCCTCCTCGATGCAGCCCAGGATATTGACGGCGAGGGCAACAGCCTGAAGGCTTGGGGCCTCGGCACCGATGCCCTGGTGCTCCGGGATGGCGGCTGCCTGCTGATGGCCGACGCGCCGCAGGGGACACCCGAGAACAGGGCGCAGGAGCGGGCCCAAGGCCGCCGGCCCACGTTCTCAGCCGCCGAGCGCCGGAACGTTTTGAATTGGCGGACCGTCAAGCGGGGCGGACGGCGGGTGCCGATCGCCGTCACGATCCTGGAGTGGCACGAGGCTGAAGACCAGGAGTTTGGCGTCAAGTTGGAGCCCCGATACCGGGTGATGAAGGGCGGCAGCTGGCGCCTCCTGGAGATCACCGGCAACGGCGGCAAGGGGGTCACGGCTCAATACAACATCCGGGTGGCCGTCGATGCCGACCGGCGCCCGCAGGAGGGCACCTTCACCGGGCCCAGGGGCGAGGTGCTGGAGAGCCCGCCGGTGGTCTGGTATGGCGTCAGTCGCGACGGCTTCGGGGAGGGCGGCCTGCCGCTGCTGAGCCTGGCGAACCTCACCCTGGACTGGTTCCGCGAATACTCCGACCTGAAGGAGCTGCTGCACCGATGTGCTCTGCCGGTGGCCGTGGTGAAAGGGCGCCGGATGGCTGGGCCAAATGGCGAGCCCCTGCCGCTGATGCTGGGGCCGAACAGCGTTGTTGAGTTCCCGAACGCCGGCTCCGGGGAGGGCCTGGAGTTTGCGGAACCCTCCGGCAGCAGCCTCGATAAACACCTGGCGCACCTGGAGGGGATCGAGAAGCTGATTGATCGCTCTACCTTGTCGTTCCTGTTCAGCGGCAGCGGTGAGCGCACCGCCACGCAGGCCGAGCTGGAAGGGGCCCAGCTGCAGGCCACCATCACCGCAATGGCCGAGAGCAAGAGCAGCGCATGGGAGAGCCTCTTCCAGCTTTGGGGGGCCTTCACCGGCGAGCTGCCCCAGCCCGGTGCCGGCCTTGACCTGTTGCCAGGGGTCACCGATAAGCCGGTGGACGATGCGTTGCTCACCCTCGCCGGCACGCTCTATGACAAGGGCCTGCTCATGCGCGAGACGGTCACGCACCTGGCGCAGAAGCGGGGCATGCTCCGCCCTGGTGCCGATGGCCAGAAGGAGGCCGCCGATCTGGCCGCCGAGGATGAACGGCAGCAGGCGTTGATGAACCCGCCGGCACCGGGCCCCAATGACCTCGCCGGGGGTGGCGTGGACGCGCAGGGGTTGCCCCTGAACTGACGGGAAAACTGCTGCAGAGACTGCAGTAGCCATGCCCCGAGGAACCCGCCGAACGTCCTACGTGCGGGATGGTCGCGGCCGGTTCGCCTCCACACCGGGCGGTGGCGCCCCCAAGCGACTACCAGCCAAGAAGGCCGGCCGCGGCACCAATCGCCTCACGCGGGACAACTCGGGGCGCATCACAAGCGTGGGCGGCAATGGCGCCACAGCCCGCGGGGGCCGGCTGCGCACCGGGGCGGGGAACCTCAGGGCCAGGCAGACCGATCGCCTCAAGGGGGCGCCTCAGGGGGTGGTGAGCAGGGGAGGGAAGGCGCGGGCCGGCGGGGGCGCGCCGAAGGTGCCTCCCCGGATCGCCAACCGCTCAGCAGCAGACCAAGCCCACCGGGACAAGCTGGCCAAGCAGTGGAAGACCGTTGAGAAGCCGGCTCGCAGGGCCTACGCCTCCATGAGGTCAGCAAGGAGGGGCGCAGCCGGGCTGATTCCCGACTACCCGCGGCTCACCAAGGCCCGCAAGATCCGCGGGGATGCCCGGTTTGTCAGCGGAAACATTGAAGACCAAGTAACGCGGCTGATGCGCAGCCCTAGCCGCGGCAAGAACAAGCTCACCCCCCAGCAACGGGGGCAGATCGTCGCCGACACTCTTTATAGCGCTCGCAGTCTGAGGGCTCGGGCGGCAATGACCACGCCGCGGCGCTCAACCCGCAATGTCCGCGCCGCTCGCCCTGGCGGCACCATCGCCAAGCCTCGCGGACTGAAGCCGGGGGCATTGAAGGCCAAGACCAAAAAGACCGGCAAAAGAGTATTGTCAACCGAGCGAATACGATCCGCAAACGCCAATCTTAAAACTAGACTGACAAAAGTTTTAGACGAACTTCGCAAGGTTGAAAACGCTAAAAACCGTGACAATTCACCTATGGCATCAGGATCTAACTTTAGCCCTCGCTACCAAAAGCTAATTGCAAGGGGAGCAAAAGCGGATAGGCAATTAGAGTCCCTGCGGAAAGCGGCCAAAAAGCTAAAGCAAATTGAACTTGGCTACACCCCTGAAAAATACGGATTTGCACGCGGCACGGCCCAAAGAAAGGCGCTGGCGGCCGAGATTCGCAAGGCTCGGGGCCAGCTCACAAGGCTGCAGCGCGAAGAAGCCACAGCCAAAAAAGCGTATGAAGCTGATCCGGTTGTTAAGTTCGGCCTATGGGGAGAGATTGGCCAAAATAGAAGACAATCGCGCAAGACAAAAGAAAGAAACGGTAATGCAGCAATGAGCAGGGCTGATAGGTACGTTGGCGCAAGGATTGCAATAAGACAGCAGCAAAATGCAATCAAGCAACTAAGAGGCAAGGCAAAGCAACAAACACAAGAGACAAACAAGCGCCAGAAGCCCCGCAAGCCCTAACCCATGGCCACCATCGGCGACCAACAGCTCAAGCTGGCCGACGACTACGCCGCCGCCCTGGACGCGATCGGCAACCGGGCCACCACCAACACCAAGGCGGCCCTGCGCCGCTCCCTGGCCCGCACCCTGCGGGATCTGCGGCGGTATTACGGCCAGTTCGTGGACCCCAAGCTCCCCGACCAGCAGAGCGCCGATGGTGTGACGCGCCGGCCGGGGTCGTACTCGATCGCCGATGGCTCCGCCAAGTTCCGCAAGCTCCTGGAGCTGGCCCAGGCCTTCGCGTCGGATCGGGAGCTGGCCTGGCTGCAGAACCGCTACCGCGAGGACTTCGCCGAGGCGGTGGCCCTCGGCGGTGACCTGGGACAGCAGCTCGCGCAGACCGCCGACCCTGACGCGACCGCACAGGGGGTGTTCGTGGGTGCCAGCAGGGCCGCCGTGGAGGCCGCCGCCAGCACCGCATCGGCCTACATCCGGGGCGAGGTGGAGAGCTTCCGCGACAACATCGCCCGGATCGTCACCGATGGCATCGGCCGCGGGAAGGGGCCCCGCGTGCTGGAGGGAGAGATCAGGACCGCCCTGCAGGGGGCCCGCGATCCGCAGGGGCTGAACAACCGGCTGGGCCTGGAGCAGCGGGCCGAGCTGATCGCCCGATCGGAGCTGGCCAACGCCTACGTGGGCGCCCAGAAGGCAACGGCAGCCCGCAACGGGTTCGGCTATGCCCGGTGGATCGCCACCAAGGATGAGCGGACGTGCGCGGTGTGCGCCTCGCGCCATGGCCGGATCTACCGGCTCGACGAGATGGTGGGCACGCTTCATCCAAGATGTAGATGTAGCCTATCTCCGGTATCTTCAGAGGCGGTAGAAGAGAAAGACCCCGCCCTCAGGGCCATCCTGCTGCGGGAGGATTACTGGGAGCGCTCGCGCAAGGCCGTGGCGGAGGAGTTCGCCGCCGCCAAGGGAGGGGCCGACAAGGGGTGGCCCTTCGCCCGTGCCTCCCAGGTGCTGGAGGAGGCCGTGCGCAAGCCCTCCCCCAGCGAGCGGCGACAGTATCCAGGGATTGAGCGGGCGCCGGTGCCGGTGGGGTGACTGGCATAGTGAAACGGGGATTTCTCGCTTCCCTAGGGATACGCTGCGAAGAACAGGCCCCTAGGGGCCCGTGCTGCTGGGGGCTTTCCCCCCCCCAGATGCGCGATAATCACTGGATTTTCCGGTGGATCCCCAGACCCCGCGTCCTGTCGCCAAACGTTCCGCGGTTCTGGGTTTGAGTTTTAAGCAGGGGCCCTAGGGCCCCTTTTTGCTGGCTGGGCTCAGCTGGCCCGGATCAGCACCCCTTGTGGCGGGAAAACTGCAGCAGTAGCAGCGGTTCCAGTGGCAGGCGGCAGCAGGGGCAGGCGGATCAAGAGCGGTCGTTGGCCCACTACACGCGAATGCGCAACCGGGCGGTTTTAGAAGGTCGAAGGTAACTCGACCGGCGCCCCCTCCGTAGCGGGAAAACTCAGGTACGGCTTGAATGCCCCCATGCCCGACCGCTCCCCCACGCTCCGCCTGTTCCAGGGCCTCAGCGTCGCCGTGCTCCGCCGCGATGGCCCGGCAGCGCGGCAGGGCCTGCGGATGCTCACAGCCGTGGCCGATGACCCGGAGGGGGAGCAGATCCTGCGGCTGCTGACCGCCAACCTGGACCCCGAGGGCCGGTACTGGCTGGGCACGCTCCATGGGGCCCGCAAGGGCCTGGAAGATCCGGCGGCGGGAAAACTGCAGGCAGCCTGACCCGCGCCGCCGATGCTCGCCCCTGACCCCCTCTGGCGCCCCACGGCCACCAGCACGCGCAACGATCGGGACCTGATCAGGACTTACATCGGCTGGCCCGCCACTGAGGGCAGCCTGGTGGAGCTGACGCAGCAGATGAACGCGGTCGCCACGCACAGCCCCAGCACCGTGACGCAGATCCAGGCGTGGCTGGACGAGATCGTGAACCTGGAGGAGATCCAGGCCGATGAGATTGACGCGGGCACTGCTCACCTCGGAAACGCCGAGGAATACGAAGGCCCGATCCCCGGCACCTCGCCCACGCGGGATGAGCAGCTGAACCAGGCCGGCAAGCTGGCGTGGGACACCTCCCTCCTAAAGGCCCGCTACCGCTTCGGCGGCGGCGGCGCCAGGGCCACGGCGCAGGGGCAGCGGGACGAGCGGACCCAAGCGCTGATCAACCGGATTGCCACGGCCCTCAACGTGCCCCGGATCGCCCCGCAGGGGATGAGCGGCGCGGGGATGTTGCTGAGGAGCTGAGCAGGGGCGCCATCGCCCGCCGCACCTCTGATCAGCACACCCTCACGGCAAACCCGTGTCACACCAAATTGAAGGGTCCGAGCTTTTATCCAAGCGTGTCACCAAACATCGATTCAGGCGGGGAATTATTGAGGCGTGGGATGGTTGTTGCGCTTATTGCGGTTGCCAACCCGACAAGATCACCCTTGATCATGTTGTGCCGAAGGTAAAGGGTGGCACAACAGAGCGATCTAATTTGATTCCCGCTTGCGCCTCCTGCAATGGTTCTAAAAATCACTGTGATGCTTGGCAGTGGTATCAATCACAGCCCTTTTATTGTGCTGATAGGGAGTTGAAGATTAGGGCCTGGCTGGTGTCGTCAGCCGCCCCGGCACTGCAGGCTTCTGCGTGAGCGGCTTGCGTGGTCTGGCGGGTCCAGCGGGAAAACTGCAGGCAGTCGCTCACAGACCATGCCAGCAGGTGGAATGCCTTACTTCGGCGGGATGCCCGGCAAGCCCAAGGCCGGCAAACCCAAGGCGAAGACCAAGGGCGGGAAGAAGGCCAAGCCGATGAAGTGAGCCCAGGACCACGGGAAAACTGCGAGCAGTAGACCCCGATCCCATGGCCCGCGGCGGCAGCAGAGGCAGACGCACCAGCTATGTCCGCGACAACAGCGGGCGATTTGCCTCGACTCCCGGCGGTGGCCCCTCGAAGCGGAGCACGCCGGCCACCAGGCGAGCGGCCAGGCCCAAGGTCACCGGTGGCACCCTCGGGGCCCGTGGGAGCCTCCGCCGCAGCCGCACCAAGCTGGCCGGCAAGGATCCAGCCGATCGCAGCCTGAGGGGATCGCTCAGCCTGCGGGCGCAACGCGGCGCCGTCACCAAGGGCGCCAACCGGCTCGGGAAGGTGCGGGCTGCCTCCACGGTGCGGATGGCAGCGCGGGCGGGGGTGATTCGGGGAGGGCGGAAGGTGGCGGCCAAGCCGGTGGCGGCG